AAACTTTTCAAGGCATAGCAAACGCAATGGCTCAACAATGGGGGTAAATTAATATGTGGGAGATTACACCAATATCAGGAGTAATGGTAGGAGTAGAGTATCAACATGATGCTAATGATTATAAGTATTTAGTTATAGACTTTTTTCTTGTGAGGTTTACTTTTCATTATGATGCTAGTGAATAAAAAGTATAATATTATTTATGCAGACCCACCTTGGTCATACAGAGATAAAGCTGCTTCAGGTAATAGAGGAGCTAGTTTTAAATACAAAGTACAAGATCATAGGTGGGTTTGTAACCTACCAGTTAAAGATATAAGTGAAGATAATTGTATTTTATTTATATGGATTACTATGCCTAAACTAAATGACATAATGGAAGTAATTAGTTCTTGGGGTTTTTCATACAAGACTTGTGCATTTACATGGGTAAAAAGAAATAAACTACAACCTAGTTGGTTTTGGGGTATGGGTAACTGGACAAGGGCTAACCCAGAACTATGTTTACTAGCGACAAAAGGTAAACCTAAAAGAGTTAGTGCTGGTGTTCATAGTGTAGTAGACACACCTATTGAAAGACATAGTAAGAAACCAGATGTTGTTAAGGATAGGATAGTTCAGTTATGTGGAGACTTACCTAGGATAGAGTTGTTTGCTAGACAGAAAACAGAAGGATGGGACGTATGGGGGAATGAAGTATGATTATGGGTATATTAAATATTATCAAACATGGTGTACTTATACTGTATGTAAGTTTTATTGTTAGTTTAATTCTAATAGGTGCGGTTGGAGAGTTTGTAGTAGAAGATAAGAGAGGATTACAGGAGTTTTTAGTAGTAGCTGCTATATTCACTCCAATCTACCTTGCTTTCTTGTGGGGTAAAAATGAGTAATATTCTTATATTTATATTAGGATGTAGTGTTAGTTATTTATTATTATACCAAGGCAGAGAAGAAATACATGATTTATGGAAGGTAGCTTACAAAATAGGCAAAGATGATGGTACTTCTGTAGCCAAGGCACAGTATGAATGGACAGAAGAAAGACTCAGTGAAGAGTGTATGTTGTTACACTTTGAGAAAGATGAGAAGCGTAGAGATAAACTAGGATTAAAAGGGTTAGGTCAGTAGTTCTGTTAGTACGACCATACAGTAGGTCTAGGTCTAAAAGTAGAGTTTTCAGATGTATCTAAGTGAATGAACCTACCACTGCCTTTCTGTTGTACTCCTATGCCAGTAAAACCAAGCTCAAAAGCTAGTGACATAAGCTGGTAAGCGTCACCTCTACTTACCTTTACATCAGCAGCTAAACCATCATGGTGAACACCTGGAGTCTTCTTCTTTAGTTCTATAGGGTGTGTTCTTGCTCTGTATCCACTTGTAATCACCATAGGTTGACCATAGTATTCTCTTAGTTGGTTCATCTTATTGATAAACTCTTGATCCATGTTACACTCACCAGTAGCACTACACTTAAACTCATCTTCACTAAAATACTTACCCCAGTCTATAATATACTTTTTCATATTAGTCCTTTTTGTCCATTAAATCTGTTAGTTCTTTTGTTTTATCTTTGCTACTAAGACTACTACCAAAGTAGTATCCTAATACCATGGTTACTGCTGAACTTAGCGTGCCTAGGACGTATATCAATATATCTTTAGACTGTGGATCTACTTCTACAAATATAATTACAAGAAATAAACCAAACGCTAGTATTACTGTACCTAGTGCTAGTATAGGAGTAACAATCTTGTTTAGCATTGGGGCAAACTCACTGTTTGCTATCTTCATCTCTCTTTCACGAGCAGACTGCTTATCTTGCATCTCTGATTCTAACTTAGCTAGTTCACCTTTTTGCTCCATATCTCTAAGTTCTTTCATAGCTTTAGCACGAGCAGTAGGGTCAGGTATAACCCTATCTAAAACTTTCTCTGCTACAGGAAGCAGACCAGTAAGTAGTTGTAACATCTATTCTCCTTATGTTGTATAATATTTCTTCTTTATTTTACAGCCATTCTTAGTCTCTACTTCAAACCAGTTAAACCCTTTATACTCATTAGCACACCAATAAATACACAATCCTCTTTCCATTCGTTGTAGCCTACAGTAGTATTGTTCTCTTTGTGGTATTATAGTTACTAACATAGTAGATAGTAGTATTTCTATCATTGTACTCCCTTTATTGAGTCAATTAAGAACTGCACCATCCACCATCCAGCCATAAGCAGAACAGCTATAATAGATAACATAGTGGAATTGTAAATGAGTTCTTTACGTTTGCGTATTTGTTGGTATACCTGTGCTTCACGTTTGCGTTGAACTGATCTTCTAATCTCAATAAATTGCTTATATCCATCTGCACCAAGATGGTGCAATTCACCCCAGTAGAACATATGCTTTATCTCTTTCTGCATTGCAACAAGCCTTTGTCTTGCAGCAAGTTCATCAAATGCTTCTGCTGTGCTTGACTTAGTGTAAGTAATCTTCTTAAATATAGATGGCTTACTTTCTTCTTGTGTTAAACAGAACTTTACATCTTCTACCGCAGAAGCCCACTTACCTAGCTGTGAGAATACTTCTTGAGCTTCTTTACCATAGTTTACTGCTGTCTTGATACCTTGAAATACTGCATTTGCTGTAGCCAAAGCTGTGATTGGGTCAATCATTCTTCTATTAACTTATTCTTTATTTCTTCAAAATTATCTGTAGATATACCTTGTGGAGCAACAGGTTGACCCATAGGTGTTTCTAAGATTAAATCTTCAGGAACAATTTGAGCATCCCTAAATATATCTAATGCTAAAGCAATATGTCCAGCATTATAATTTCCTTTATTTTTCTTTACTAATTGCTCTAGTTTTACAAGTTTATTTACAGCATTAGAATTTAAAGCAATTT